GGTTCATTAAGCAGTTCTTTTAGTTCAGGATTTGCAGTAGATGGAACATATTCAGGTGGGTTATCTCTTATCAATTTAAGGGCTATTGGAACACAAACTGCAGGTGGTTATGCTTCTTCAATGGTTTTTATATTAGACAATGATGGTGTCCAAAGAAATCATGCTATATTCTCATCAGATGGAAGCACTACGCTTTATGGTGCTTTATCAGGTACAAGTGCTACGTTTACAGGCACTTCAGGTGCTTCAAGTACAAGACTTACATTACAGGGCACAGGTAATGGATGGAATAATCAATACATAACTAATACAGGTGGTGCACTTTGGTTAGGTGTTATGCGTGATGATGGCATTGCTCCATTTACAGGAGGTACAGCTTTTGCAGGATATATAGGTACATCAAATTCAACAAATTTTATTATTACAACTGCTGCAATACCAAGGTTAACAGCTACATCAGGTGGTAACGTATTAATAGGAACTACAACAGATGCAGGATATAAATTAGATGTTAATGCGGGAGGTGGTAGTGTAAGATTTAATGGAACAATAGGAGATAAATTAGTTTTATATAATAGCGGAAATAATAGTGGAACTAATGGTATATATATTGATTCTGATATTTATCCTGCTATAAGATTTAATAACAGAGTAGCATTTGCAGGTACTGCTAAAATAGTATATAATACTTATGCTACAGGATATGGTGCAGCATCTTTAAATGGTTCATTTATAATGCAGGGTCCTAACGCTTTGCAGTTTTCAAGTGGTGGAGATAATGTTAGACTTACAATAGCCTCTACAGGAGAATCTACGTTTAGTGGTTCGTTAACAATGAGTGCTTATAGTTATGCTTCATCAGCAATACAATTTACAAGAGCAGCAAGTAATTTAGTTCAGCCTGCAAGTGGAAATGGTATATTAGTTTTTGCAGGTGGCAATGCTCAGATGAGGATGGACACCGCAAATCAGATTTGTTTTGATATGAATGATGGTGGAACTCCACATACAGTATTACAACTAAACCAAAATCAAAATACAGTATTTATTAACTCACCTAATAACACACTTCAATTAGGATTTAGATACCAAGGAACAGCATATGGATATTATGGAGCAACACCAGGTTTTTCAGGAGGAGCTGCTTTAGCATACTCAGTAAATGGTGGATATGTTTATTTGAGTAGTGGTTCAACATGGATTGGAGCCTCTGATAGAAATATTAAAAAGAATTTTGAACCATATAATAAAGGATTAGAAGCAATATGTGGTTTAGAACCTACATTATATAATTTAAAAATTCAACAAGACAGTGAACCTAAACTTGTTGGTTTAATTGCACAAGAAGTAAATAATTACATACCAGAAGCATATAGTGAAGAGGGAGATTTTATTGGATTAAATTACAATGCTATTATAGTTACTATGATAAATGCTATAAAAGAACTTAATGCAAAAATTACACAATTAGAAAATAAATAATTATGAAACAAATTACACCAATCTCAATATGGGATAATGGCACAGTCCAACAAGCAACAGTATTAAACACTTATGCAGTAAATGTTCAACTAAATAATTCAGCTACCTTTTGGTGGGGATTGTTTAGCACAGTTGATGGTAATATATCTAATCAGCTATCACAAGGCAATCTGACTATGTCAGGTGAGGCTTATGCTGAATGGCAGGAAGATAGTTATGCGTGGGATTGGGTAGCAGGTCAACTTAATTTGACTATTATAGGAGATTACGTTCCTCCTACAACAAGTACAACAACTACATTAGAGCCTACCACAACAACATCTACAACAACAGAAAATGTTGTAATTGACTAAATTATTATTTATATTTGTCAATAAAAACTAACAAAAAATAATTATGAAATTAAATTTTAATTTTAATCTTGTTGATCTAGATGGTCAAGAGATTGAGAATGCTAATACAGGAAAATTATTAGCAGCATCTTTAGTACAACAATCAAAAGGAGATGTTATGAAGTTTTGGGAAATGGCATTGAATTTAAATAAAGGAGAAACTATTGATCTAGATACGTCTGATCAACAGCTTCTTAAAACCTTTATTAAAGAAAATGAATCTCTCACTATATTAGCTAAAGGACAAATGTTACAAGTGTTTCAGAAAGACTAAACTATCAATCACTTGTTTTGCAGATATACCCCTATGGCATTCAAAATGTCTAGGGGTATTTTTATGTAAAGGGCACCAATCCCAATCCCCACGATCAAATTTATAATCAGGATTGTTCCAACATCCATGACACAATGTATCATTTGTTATCCTGATACAACTAAACTCATGGTCTTTTTCTGTAAAGTTAGCAATCATCACCACTTGTTTACCAAGAGCCCACGCTAACCAGCTGAGGCCTGAACTGAGCCCTATGAAAAACTGACTATAATATATGGTGTTTATAGTGTTATTCATAGAATAGTCTTCTAGTTGTGTACAGTTATCAAAAGGATTCTTTTCTTTAGACACATTAATCACTTTATATCCTTCTTTAACTAGATGATTAATCACTTCTTGCCACCCTTCTTTAGTCCAGAACTTACAGCCTGCTGTGGAGTTGGTTGCTATTGTAACATATTTACTATCAAATTTGTTACCAGAAGTGAATGCAATCCTAGGTTTAATCTCCTCAAAATCAAGACCTAATATATTAGTTGCAGCTTGTTGGAGCTTTATAGTATTTGGTAAAGCTGGTTCCTTATTAATATCATAATGCCAACCTAAATTATATTGAGCATAGATGTTATTAACAGATGTTCCTGGTTTTATAAATTCAAGTTCTGGATACACACTCTCAAACAAATAGTTATGGAATGTACTTACAATAACATCACAATTATGTTTATTCTTAAACTCTAAACAATAAGGTATCCAGGCTATACTATCCCCAAGAGAAGAACTATCAAAAGCGATATAAACTCTTTTGTTTTCTAGACTTAATACATTATTATATATCAATTTTTCATTCTCCCACACTTTAGTTGTCCATTTGGTATACCATTGTCTATTGAGCTTCACCCAATGATTAGCTTTTATAGTGTTCTGGTATTGTAGAACATCATGTTCATCGTAAAAACATATTTTAAATACGCTATCAGAAATTCCTTTTATTTCAAGAAATGGATTGTTAACAAAATGATGAACGATGGATACAGCACTCATTTTGACATCATTCATAATCACTTGTTTATATAAAGCAACATGATCATCTCTAAAATTTATAAATCCATCAGCAGGAACAGTGTATGTAACAGGTTGTTCTAAAGCTTCTTCTAATTGTTCTTTTAAGTTATCACCTATTGGTGTAATGTATTCATCAAACATTCCACAATATTGTGGTAGGTTTCTTGCTAAGATTTTACACTCATGACCAATAGCTTCTCTAATAACTAAAGGATTACATTCCCAAGTGCTATTAAACATAAATACATCTGAAGCCATTAAGAATTTATAAACATCGTCACGTTCTCCCCATATTTTACAATTATCTGGAAGATCTAATATTATTGGATACCAATATTCTCTAAAGTTAGGAGCCATGTTTCCTACAAAATGAAACTGTACATCAGGCATTTGTCTTGCTAGTTCAACAGCTTCTTTCTGATTCTTTCCTGAAGTCCATAGTCCAACATTTACAACATGTTCTTTTGAGAAATCAAATCCAAGATCAAACATAGCTTCATCCCATATACATTTTTTATTCTTCAAATCCTCTATTGGAAACTCAATCACTTGCTTATAAGAATCTGTGTTATTGAATGTCTTTAAGTGATATGGTGTGCAGAAAGCATATGCATCTGGATGAAATATTTTATCATTTGGATTAAATGATACATCATGACAAGTTTCAATGATACGATATGATCTGTTTGGATTGTATAATGATACAATCATTTCCCTATTCAGTCTTTCAGACATTTCATCTATATGGATGACATCAGGTTTCCAATCATTTATGAAATCAAATAGTTCCATTTTATTCTCCCATAGTGTACGGAAGTTTGGATTCACGATATTCATTATTTGATTTCTCTGAACAACATACTCAATACCATAACATTGATATTCTACAACAAATATATCAACATCACCAGAGGTTTGTAAAGCTTCTATTCTTTTCAATAAGAATGCTGGCATTCCTCCTGTAGATAAGTGAGGTGCTAGAAATAATATTTTTAATTTACTATTTAGTTTAGCTATCATTTTATTCATGATTGTACCATTTTTTTCTCCATGAAAGAATAATAAATTTGATTTAGTCTTAGGAATCTTCACCCATTCTCTAATATGATTATCTTTACCAGTGAAGCCAAAAGTGTCATACACTTCATTGATAGTATCATATGATCCATTTACATAGATGTATGGAAGACCTACATGTATATTCATCTTCCATAATAAAACATTAACAATAGTTTCTTCGTGATAGGGGGCATAATGTGAAGGATTAGCCAACACTTCTGGATGAATGCACATCTCATACCACTCATTTAAAAACTCTATACAATTCTGTCCAGATACAAAATAACCAGTTTGTCTATATTTCTGTCTTACATATTGGTTAACGTTAAACAACATGCATGCTGGATGCTCTAATGTTGTTGATAAGTCTTCTCTACTCTCTGCTCCTCCTCTTCCTCCACTAAGTAGATATTCATACACACCTTCTACAAAATAGGGATGAGTAGAATCATTATCAAACATTGTAAATATATTGTCTACATATTTTGTAGCTACACTATCTGCATCTATATAAGCTACAGAGGTGGCATAATTCAATAGAGCATCTCTAACAATAAGTGGACGTTGTATCAACAGCTTATACACTTTATCATCCTTTCTATCTATATATTTCTGTTTATGAATGACATCTACATCACATTCCCAATTTATTGTAATAGCTCCATCAACCTTTAACTTAGAATTAAGCATGTAAACAATAATAGGAACATCACTAAATGTTTTTATAGATTGTACACACGATAACACTGTATCAAAATAAGATGCATTTGCATATAATACATATGCTTTTTCAAATTTTATATTAGATGACATATAATAATTGGTTTTTATTCATCAAATGTAAAAAAATATTTGTTATTATCAAAAGTAATACTTAGCTTTGTTACTCATAGTGTAGATTGCCTTTTTACACATAATACTAAACCCCCCAAATTAAAGATGACAAATAATAACGCTGACTTGGCGACCGCAATAAGTGTATCAGGAGCAATGTTAAGCATTGCTGATATACAACCAATAGTGACTTTAATAGCTTCTCTAATTGCTATAATTAGTGGAATTTTTGCCATTAGGTATTACATCAAAGCAACTAAAGGAATAAAATGATAAAGAATGGAATAATATTTATTTTGATTTTATTGTCTTGTTTTTTGTTTAAAATTAGAATTCCAAAAAGCACAGTGACTAAAACTAAAATAGATACTGTTTTTACTGTTAAAACTTTTACTAAACACACTAAAGGAGATAGAATACCTTTTAAAGTTTTAGATACTGTCATCACCAATGTTTATATAGATAAACATGACACTACATTNATTATCAAAGACTACAATCAAGCTAAGGAGTTTACTGATAGCATCAGACAAGATAGTAACCTCTACGTTATCAAAGATACCATCAGCCAAAACAGAATCATCGGCAGATCATTCCAATCCAAAATCCAAGAAAAAATAATAACAATTACAAACAATATACAAGACAAACCTAAAGCTGCTCTGTATATAGGCATAAGAAGCGATGTGAGTATAGACTATAACAATATAAATCACAACATCACATTAAGTCTAAAGACACGTAAGAAAGGTTTATTTAATGTTGGTTATGGAATGAGTGGTTATTCAGTAGGTTATTCATTAAAATTATAATTATGGCAATCAAACAAAATTTAACAAATCCGTTACCTGTATCATTTAAGGATTTTAGTAAAAACCCAGTGGTAGCGACAATGTTCTTAGTAATCATTGGCATTAGTGCTTTATACATTGATATTAGAAGCACGTTTCATGAGCAAATTGATAATCAAGGAGCAAAAATCGAGAAGCTTGAAGCTAAAATGGATGCTATGAGTCAATCATTAATTAAGTGCGAAGGTGCAATGAGTGGAGCATCTGCAAAGTTAAGCACGTTGGAATCATTAGGTAAAATTCAAAAAATCAAATGAGATATTTAGTATTCATACTTTTCATAAGTTCGTGTACAACAACTGCACCCGAGCAGGTAAACAAATACGATACTTTACTATTAAAAGTTGCTAAAAGTCAATTAAAGATGGATAGTAGTATTGTTGAGGCTACAAAGAAAGAAGCTAAAATAATTAACAAAACTGTTGAAAGTATTATTGAGGATAAAAAACAGATTAAACAATTGTTTAGTGAGGTAGCTGAAATAAAAGCAAATCCAAGAGTACAAATTCAAATTGATACTGTTAGGGATACTGTTTTTGTTACAGAAAAGAAAAACTTCTGGGGTAAAAGTAAAAAGGATACAGTACAATGAAACAGTTTTTTTGTGATGAAAGTGGACATTATAGCATGAAGCGTTTATGTGGATTGTTATGTGTAATAGCGTTATGCGTTACCATGTANCACAACTCGTTNAGTGAGGAGCACACTGCACCATCAACTATATTAGTAGAATCAGTAGCATTNTTGGCTTTTGGTTGTCTTTCATTAACGAGTGCAGAAAAGATTTTAAAAAAGAAAGATGGAGATTCTGTTGAATAAATATGGCATACGTTTATAGGCATATTAGGTTAGATAAAAATGTACCTTTCTATATTGGATTGGGTACAGATTCTAATTATTCTAGGGCATACCAAACAAAAAGCAGAAATAAGCACTGGCATAACGTAATTAAAAACTGTGAGTATAAAGTTGAAATTATGTTAGATAACCTATCTTTTGACGAAGCATGTACAAAAGAAATAGAAATGATAAGTATGTATGGTAGAATAGATACTTGTGGTGGTACTCTTGTTAATTGGACTGATGGAGGTCAAGGCACTTTAGGATGGAAGCATAAAATACCATATTGGAAAGGAAAATCATTGCCAGAATCCATGTGTAAAAATTTATCTGAATTAGCTAAGTTAAGGATTGGAGAAAAAAACCCATTTTATGGAAAGACTCATTCTGAAGAAACAAAAGCAAAACTTAGACAAAATAGATTAGGTAGCACACATTCTGAAGAAATTAAACTTAAAATAAAAAAGTCTTTAATTGAATCTGATGCTTTTAAAAACAGAATTGTTTCTGTTAGGTATGGCTCAGATAATCCTAACTCTAAAAAAGTAATTAATATAGAGACTGGAGAAGTTTACGATAATGTTAGAATTGCGTCAGACATTAATAAGATAAGCTATGGCAAATTGAGGTCTTATTGTCAGGGTAAAGTTAAAAGCATTATTAAATGGAAATATTTAGAAAATATTTAAGAAATGAAACTATCAGAGAATTTAGATTTGTCAGAAGTGACTAGAAGTGAATCTGCTAAAAGAAGTGGTATAGATAATATGCCAACAGAAAAACATCTAGAAAGCTTAAAATTACTAGCAACTAATATCTTTCAACCAATTAGAGAACATTTTAAAGTTCCAATACATATAAGTTCAGGATACAGAAGTGAGAAGTTAAATAGACTTGTTCCTGGTACATCATTAACGAGTCAACATTGTTTAGGTGAAGCTTTAGATATTGATATGGATGGTACAAAAATTAAGAATAGTGAAATCTTTAAATACATAAAAGATAATTTAAATTTTGATCAGCTTATATGGGAATTTGGTGATGATGTTAATCCTTCATGGGTACATGTAAGTTATAAAGCTAACGGTAAACAACGTAAACAGATCCTCAAGGCAACTAAAGTGAGAGGAGAAACTAAATACACATCATACAAATAAAACCATGCCTAAAAAATCAACACCTGTTAAAACCTCTCAGAAGGTAGTTTTTGGTAAAAGACGTGAAGGTAAACACGCTAAAAGACTTAATAAACATTCATCTCCTGCTTCTAAATATAGAGGTCAAGGTAGATAATTAATTTGATTATTATTTTATAATTAGTTTAGTTATACTAAATTATTGTAAAACATTAATTGTTACAATAAACATCATATTTTTGTATAATGGGTATACCTAATAAACAAATAGGCTGGAGCCAAGAATCTAATCTACTATGGCAAGTAGCTTCTCAATTAGAGAAGCTTACATGTGTTACATGTAATATTATGGGTACTAGTGGAACTTCTGGTACATCTGGATATGATGGAGATAGATATAGAACTACATCCACTACTGAATTTACATTAGGTGTAAGTACAACAATTGTTGTAGAACCTGGATTGGCTTATACACCAGCTCAAGATATTATTATAACATATAATGTTGGTAATCATCAAACTTGCACTGTTGTAAGTTATGACATTAACACTGGTGTAATGGTAATTGGTTCTCCTGTTACAGTTACAGGAAGTGGAACATATTCACTATGGACTGTTAACTTAGATGGAGCAGCTGGTGGAGATGGTTCTTCAGGAACTAGTGGTACTTCAGGAGTTAATGGAACTAGTGGAAGTTCTGGTAGTTCAGGAACTAGTGGTGTGTCTCCAAGTCTTCCAATATCAGTAAATTATGGACTATATGCTCAAACAGCTAATAGCACCATTGTTACAAATACAACAGCTGAAACAACAATTATTGGTACAGGAGTTGGTACATTAAGTGTACCTGCTAATGGTTTTACTGTTGGTGACACTTTTAGAGCAATTCTTGGTGGTGTTATGAATGCTGATAACAATCAAACTATTAGAATTAAAGTGAAATCAGGATCTGTTATTCTTTTAGATAGTGGTGTTCAAAATCTTGGAAGTGCTGTTACAGATGATGTGTGGTCTTTGAATATTGACTTTACAATTAGACAATTAGGAGCTGCTGGTGTAGCATCAATTGTATCTTTAGGTAGTTTCCATTATACAAAAACTAACAATGCTTCTGTTCAAGGATTTGGATTTAATGTAGCGAACAACACAACATTTAACACAACAATTTCTAATACATTAGATATAACAGTGCAATGGGGAGCTGCTAGTACAGGAAACAATATATATAGTGATGTTTTTGTATTAAATAAAATATATTAAAATATAAATAAAATGAAAATTCCAAACAGACAAATAGGTTGGAGTCAAGAAAGTAATTTGTTATGGCAAATCAGTAAACAATTAGAACAGCTTATTAAAGTGACAGCTAATCTTACTACCACAACAACTACAACTGCAGCACCTACAACAACAACCACTACCACTCTCTAATTAAGAGAGTAACTAAAACCAACTACATATATGAAGAAAGAACTTAGATTTCTTTGTGCCCAACCAGATGACACCTATTACACATGGCAGGTGCATTTATGGCTTGAAAGTTTAAAAAAACTTGGACACTCAGATAAAGCCACTGTATTAATATACATCCCAGACTTCAGAGAAAAGAATACTAGATGGGAACAAGTTATTNANCTATATCCAGAAACAGAATTTGTTTTCTATAAAGATGTAGATAAAGTGAGTAGGCTTTTAGGTATCTATATACCAATCATTAGACCTTATGTTCTAATGAGATATTTTAGAGACCATCCTGAAATGAAAGATAAAGCTGTATTCTATTGCGATAGTGATATAGTTTTTACAGAGAAATTCAATGTTGATAAGTATATAGATGATGATGTTAGTTATCTATCAGATACAAACAGTTATATTAATGCTTCATATTTTGATAGTAAAATAAAAGATGTTCTTCCAGATAAATTGGAAGCTTATAAAGAAAGAGACATACTACAAGAGATTACATCTATAAATGGTATATCAAGAGAAATAGCAGAAGCTAATAACTTACATTCAGGAGGAGCTCAATATCTATTAAAGAATGTAGATGAACAATTCTGGAGTGATGTAATGACAAGTTGTTTACTTATCCGTACACACTTAAGAAACATCAATCAAGAGTTCTTTCAAGATGAGAATAAAGGATTTCAAAGTTGGTGTGCTGATATGTGGGCTGTTCTTTGGAACATCTGGAAAAGAGGAGGACAAACAATAAACACTCCAGATATGGAATTTGCTTGGAGCTCTGATCCTATTGAGAAACTTGAAAGAACAACTATATTACATAATGCAGGAATAACTGATCCATTTATGGGAGGAAGTTATCCAGCTTTTTATAAAGGAACATATCACACTGGTAAAGATCCATTTGATGATCCTCATTTAGAAATAGTTAATAATAATGAAGAAACTAAAAAACGTTGCAATCATTATTATCTACAACAACTTCTTGAATTAAAGAAGAAATACAACCTTAAATATGAATAAAGATTTTGTAGCCCTGGTTGCTAGAAGTCTTGCTTAATTTATATAAATAAAGAAAATTTTTATTCACAAATTAAAAAAAAATTAAAAATGGCAAATGGTAACAATCAACGCTTAAAAGCGTATGTAAGATTTGATGGAACTGGTAGAGTGGTAGCAGGGTCTCTTATTCTTAGAAAAAATAAACCTAAAGTGGGTAATTGGCAAGAAATTACAGCATACGAATGTTGTAATTATACCACCACCACAACTACTACAGTGGCTCCTACAACTACTACAACCACTACAACTGTAGCTCCTACAACTACTACCACCACCACTATAGGAGGATAAAAACTATGGCAAAATCATTCTTTCCAGAAGAGATGATGAAATTATCATCCTCTGAAGAATTGACATTAGAAACTATAGCTGGAAAGCTTACATATTTTCATGAGCAATTACATCTATTGCATTGGCAAACAACTTCGTATGCTACACATCAAGCTTTAGGAGGATTGTATGATTACGTACATGATTTTAAGGATGGTGTTGTAGAGAAGCTTATGGGATATTTAGGTAAACGTCCTGGTGTTTTCAAAATAGAGCCTCTATCTAATGCATCCTCTATGGATGTTGTAAAAGATTTAGGTATGTTTGCTTCTGATTTAAAAGCATATGGTGAAGCTAATCGCTTTCATGACATATGTAACTTAGCAGATGCACTATCTGGAGAAGCAGCTAAAACTAAATATCTATTAACACTTTCTTAGAATTGTGCAAATAAGTGAAAAGTTATTGTGCAAATAAATAAAAAGTTTTTTCCAGAAATACTTCCAGATAATGAAGAAATGTATTTCTCTCATTTAGAAGGAATAATAGATTCAGTAGATGAACTATCTATATTAGAAATAACTAAAGGGCCTAATGCTTATATATTTAGACTGGCACCTAGTTTACCTAAATATAACGAAATGTTACTAGAGGAAATATTAAAGTTTCACAACATGTTTCAAATTAAATTAGACTTATCGAAAAGCATTAAAGCATCTGCTACCATCTCTTTTCAAATAATTCTTGACAATTAGTATATTTACAAATTAAAACCAAAAACTATAATTATGTCAAACAACGTTTACAACCCAAACAAAAAGTACACATGGGGTCCAGAGGATCAATTCAGTCTTAAAGGTGATGAATTTGGTCTTATTTTAAATAGCCTTAGAGCTGTATTAGGAACACCAGAAGCTAGTAGAATTATGTTNGCTCACCAAGCTAATGATATTATTGAAAATATGGTGAAACGAGCTGTTGAAGCTGGTGTTGCTGTAGAAATTAAAGACTAAAGAAATGGCAAAACAAATGTTAAAACGTGCTGATGGTTCTGTTTCTCAAAGAGGACTTTGGGATAACTTGAGAAGTAAAGCTGCTCAAAATAAAAAGTCAGGAGCTAAACCAAAAGCTCCTACTAAAACAATGTTGTCTCAAGAAAAAAAGATCAAAAGTAAAGGAAAATGATACTGGCTATTAGTGATGAGTGTAAACAAAAATACTTCTCTGAAAAGAAAAAGGGAGGGGTTGTTTATAAAATTACTAATAACATTGATGGTAAGTTTTATATAGGCAGTACAAATAATTTAATAAAAAGATATTACACTCATATTTATGATATACGTTCTGGTAGAAACACTTGTGTTAAACTAATTAGAGCAGTTAATAAACATGGAGAAGATAACTTTAAATTTGAGATTGTTTGTGAGTGTTCTACTAATGAAATTCTAAAAACTGAACAACAGTATATAGATAATCTTGATCCACATTACAATATTGCTAAGATTGCTGGAAGTAATCTTGGTATCAAAAGAACAGAGGCAGTAAAGTTTAAAAAATCTATATCTCAAAAAGAAAACTGGAAAGATAAAACTTATAGAGCTAAGCATTTAGAAAACTTATCAAAGAATTGGAAAATTGGTTCTAATCATAAAATGGCTAAACTTACAGAAGAACAGGTCATTGAGATTAAGAAACATCTAGCAAATAGTCTTCTACCTAAACAGGTAGCAGATAAACTTAAATTGAGTTATCACTCTATAAAAGATATTCATAGAGGTAAAACTTGGAAACATATTACAATATAAAAAAATAATGATCCATGAATTTACTAATAGGATAGAAGTAATTACCCCAAAAGGGGATGGAATAATACTTTATTTAATAGACTATGGTCACGAAACTGATACCATCTACACTATTATAATAAATGCTACAGGAGAGCTGTGGCAATATGCTCATAAAGATATAATTGTTAAACCTAACATAACATTCAGAAGATATGAAAAAAGTTAAAAAAATGCAAGGTGGGGGAAAACTTAGTATGAGTAGTCCAGATTCTCTTTACAAATCTATACAACTAAAAAGAGATTCTCTTAATAAAGCTCAATCAGATTTTAAAAAAAAATCTGAAGAAAAACAAAATATTTTAAAATCTAAATTTCAAATAGCTAAAACTAAAATGGAAAAAGGTAAAAAGAAAATGCAAAATGGTGGAAGTCTATCTGGACTTAAAGCATCTACCAAAAGAGTTGGTCCTGTAGATCCTAA